GATCAAAAGATCAACAGCTATCTAACGCTTTTTGCAATCAAAATAGAACGCGAATCTCTGCTGCTCTGACTCAACTTGTTACCTACTCTACCGTTCTCAACAACCGCACTCTCTCACTATGGATGACAATACTCCTGCTGCCCAACCCAATGGCCCCCACGCTCCTGCTGCCGCTGCCCCCCACGCTGTTCCCCCTCCTGCAATCCCTCCTGCTACTCCTGCCCCTGGTGCTGTCCAACAACCACCTGCTCCGGCTCCCCGTCGCAGTCGCAACCCTCATGGCCCCACTCCCATCTCTAGCCGCGTATCTGCTCCTTCTGCCCCTGCTCTCCTAGAACTCCCTGCTGCCACCCCCATGTACACCGAACAACGCCGCTCCGCCAACTTCTTCGTCCCTGACGCCCAAATGCTTTTCCATGTGTTAAGCATATGTGATCAGATGATGAACTCTACTGAGCGCTTTCTCCGCTCTTCTCCTGCCTGGATGCCAATTGTCTCTCAGCTTTACATTTCAGTTCTCTGGAATGTCATGACCATCCACGTCTTTGTCAACTCTGGATATGGCTCTGCTTTCAGTTCCTTCCTCACGGAACTGTACAGTGTCCTTCGGATTGATGAATGTATGATCCCTGGACCTCTTGTCCCTTTCTTCCAAGCTCTAGGTGCCGTTAATGGCCCTTTTGACTGGATTGGAGACATAGTCCCCGGACTCCCCAACTTCTCTGCGCTTTGGAATGAAGCTGGCTTTCACGCCAACAACAATTATGTCCGTCAGGTTCCCATCCCTGCCGTCATTCTTGACCAGCTTCACTACTTTTCTCAGTATGCTGTCCCCGCCAACCAACAGTCTACCTACACCACTTTTCAGTGGTACAGAAATGTGTTCCAACAAGGCCTTGGAGCCATGAACCGTCTCAATCGGATCGGCCCCCAGCTTTGTGGGTCTCTCTTCACCACCCAAGCACAATATGACGCCGCTCGCAACTTCTGGAATGCCAGTCTCAACGCTGGTATTACTAGAGCCAATGCTAACGAAGGCCAACCTGCCTTCTCCAACTATCGCCAACTTTTTGGCTTTGAATCTCAGACTGGTGTTCTCCAAGTCAACTGGTTCACTAGCGTATCTATCGCTATGAACAAGTACACCCAGTTTTTCAATGGCTCTGTCCCCCTCAAGTCCATCCTCCCAACCGGGATAGGTGCTGTCGTTATCTACGGCACACCGATGAACAATCCTAGTACCCGTACTTGGGTCTATCCACCCGACACCGGTATTGAACCGTTCACCACCACCCGCTATCCGCCGCGTCGCGAAATCCCTGACGCCCTGTCAATTCAATTTTCTCATGCTGACCATGAGCTTGAAGAACAGGCCGAACAGTATGCTATGCTCACCCATACCAACATCAAATGGTACCAGAACCTGGAAACCCAGAACAACTGGACTGCCATTGCTGCTGGAGGGCTTTACCTTGGAGACTACTGGAACATGATGCCTTATAGGTTCTCTGCTCCTCTTCACTACAAGTCTCAGTATGCCCAGATCATCGCCTCTCGCTACCACCAACAAGCTGCCAACAAAGCCGAATAGGCTTAATGACTCTTACAAAGTCGATCGCGCACAATTTTCTCCGTTTTTAAACGGACTATCTGATCAGAAAGGATTTTTTTTTTGTTTAATCTATTTATATCTTTTGCAAATTTCTATCTCCTTCTTATCTGTACTACTAAGTACAAATTTTGTTCCCTTTCCTTCTACCTAGAAGACTAGTTAGT